TTTTGAAGATAGTTTTGAAGATAGTTTTGAAGATAGTTTTGAAGATAGTTTTGAAAATTTAATTAAATACGAAATATGTCCATTAAATGAAGGAAGCACCGCGAAGCAAAGCTTCACCGTAGGTGTACTTGATACAATTTCACCAATAGATAAACTTTGGTATGAACGTGATGATAGTTTTGATAGTTCTAGACTTACGGTTGACGACAAGGGGAAAATTATAATAAGTTATAGATTTAACGAAGGAGGCTTTACAGACAACCACAAAAACATGATAAGAAATGCTATGAATGTTCATGAACTATCAGGGGTAATTAGGTTTATACCATGGGTAGAAGGAGATATTGATTATCTATGGGTTTATGGAAGACAACAAATAGGTGGGTGTTATTCTCATGTTGGCAGAAAAGGAGGTTGGCAAACACTTCATTTACAAACAGATGCGTGTATGTGGTTAGATGGCGTTGTTCATGAATTAGGGCATGCTATAGGGTTTTATCATGAACAAAATCGTTTAGACCGTGATGATTATATAAGAGTAAATTATGAGAATATTGAAAGAACAGGAAGAGGACAATACGAAAAGTCAACATTGAGTGATACACTTGATTTTCCATATGATTATAATAGTAATATGCATTACAGAAGTTGGGCATTTTCCTTAAACAGACAACCAACCATGACTCCTATTAATCCTGACGGAAGTACTAGAACTGATATATATCTTGGTGGAGAACTTCCAGCATGGAGTGAGATTGATCTAGAACAAACGAGAGCACTATATATGTGTCCAGGTATGATACGCCGTTTTGAAGATATGCACGGCTCCGCCGCGGCAACAAAGTTGCAGTCAGTTGCAGATTACTGTAATGATGACTGCCCATGTTGGGAAGGGAAGGGTGATTGTGATTCTGATGTACAATGTCAAGGAGACTTGGTATGTGAGTTTGGAAATAATGATGATGAAGTGTGTCGTAAGGAAGAATCACGTTGTTCGCAAAATAAACCATGTCCAGTTGGTATAGGAGGTTGTAATATTAATGATGATTGTGAAGGTTCGGCAATATGTAATAATAGTATATGTAAGGCATTAAGCCCGGCATTAAGCCCTACATTACGCCCGAATACCAATTTATGGAAAAGAAGAAGACCAAAAGGTTTAAGAATTACTTGATTAAAAAGTGTTGGTTTCCATTAAAACGTTACTTGGTATAACATTATTAAAATTAATTTCTTCCATTTTAGTTATTTTGGCATCTTTACGATCTATATATAAATTATACAACCATAAACATATAAGAGTTAAAATAGTAACAAAACATAAATTGATAAGTAAACCTATACTGTTAACTTTACTGTTAACTTTATTATTTTCTTTAATTTCGGGTATTTTAACTATTTTTTCGGGTATTATAACTATTTCTTTAATTTCTGGTATTTTTTTAATTTCTGGTATATACACTAGTCGAGGCCTTACCATTTATATGACAAAACCTTTTTTACTATTGTAAGAAACGCAATATTTCTCTGTGAGAAATTCTGTGAGAAATTAAGGTAAGCGCGGAAGTAATCTTAAAAATAATTATATTAATTTAGTAAATGAATAAAGTTCATGAATATAATTTAATGTTGAAGAGGAATGAATTTTATAAATTAGAAATGAAATGTCTTATGAAAGGTAAAAAATTATCCGATCTTAATTCAAGAGAGTGTGGTGATTATGCTTTTTTGTCAAAAAAAATTTACAATACAGACCAGTCTAATAGATTTAAACAAACAGATAAACAAATAGAGTCTATTAAAAATATGAACAAAAAAATCGAACAAAATAAATTAGACGAAATTGTTAAAGAGGAAAAAAGAAAAATTAAAGAGGCTGACGAAGAACTTGAAGCTAATCGTTATTCTATAATAGAATCGGGAGATGAAAATTCAGGTGACGAAGAAATTTCGGGTGACGAAATTTCCGAGTAACGTTTGTATTTATCTATCCAATGTTTATTTCTATTTTTAAAATCTAAATTATTTGCTTTTTTACTGTTCAATTTATCTATTTTAATTTTCAAATGTTTTATTTTTGCTTCAAAATATTCTAATTTATTTTTATCATGGTTAGTCCATGAATATTTAGATTTATTCAATGTGTGTGTTCTTATAGCACACATTTTAAATAAATTTTTCCATTTTACATTTTTGGGTACTATTTCGGTATCTGAATAATGTTTTATATTTGTACAATTATATTTTTTAGGATCTAAAATATTATGAACTTTGTCCCAACCCTCATATTCTCCTAAATTACAATTAAAATAAGTTAAATCTATATTATGTATACTTTTTTCTGTTATTTGTTTACTATGGGGAAACAATGATCTATAATATTTTATTAAAATTTTATGTTGTCTACAGTATTTTAAAAAAAAACTATTACATGAACTTAAACTAACCAAACTCTTAATATCCGTATTTAAAAAATCTAATATAAGAAACAAATAATCATCTGACAATAACGTTAACGACATGCTTCTCTGAAGCCGCCCCGTAGGGGTCGTAATATATTTCTTATTAATATCTTATTTTTAAGTAAATGTTAACCATATATACCGTATTTCCAGGTTTATTGTCTGTTTGGTTAATAATGACTATAATTTTAACTCACAAAAGAGATTATCTAATTAAAGGTTTAAATTAAAAAAATAATATATAGGTAATATTAAATGGATAATAATTATTCCAAAGCATCCAGTCTACAAGGATTTCAAAAATCTCCTTTTTACAACATTAATAATTCGCAAAACAATAGTCAACTTACTGGCGGGTTTGATAACGCTCAAGCTATTTCACATCCAACCGAAAAGATCACCCAAGGTAGACATATCTTTGTAGTTGATTCAAGACAAAGAGATTGTAAAGTATATCCAACTCCAAGTAATTATAAAATTGCAATCGACCAAATATATAAAAATGTTACAAGTATTGAATTAAAAGGGGCAATTTTACCCAAAACATCATACGGTATTCATAGTTCAAATAATGTAATTGATTTTAGTATAGGTGACTCCATATTATCTATTCAAGTTAAAGATGGTGGTGGACCTTATACATCTATTCCTACCGTTACTATAGAAGCACCTCAAAATGGCGGAGTAACCGCAACAGCTACAGCCGTATTAAATGCTAGCGGAAAAGTTCAAAGTATTACAGTAGATACTGGAGGGTCTGGTTATACTGCAAGTAAACCTCCTAATGTTTATATTTCAAGACCTACTACTCTCAAAGGTTCTATTACTGCGACTGCTATAGCTCAAGTTGGAACTCTTTACTCAGCCTACCTAAGACCTGGAAATTATACTATAGGAGGAAATAATGTTGCCGGAACTACAGTAATCCCTTCTGGTTTACTATTGGAAATACAAAATGCTATGAATTATGCAGTTAATGGCGGAGCTTACAATCCTGCAAGTGTAAGCCCTTTTGCTATAAGGGTTGTGAGCCAATATCCAACTATAAATGCTGTAGCAGGAACACCTGAAGCGTTTGCATCTAATTCGTGTTATTATAATAGAATACAGTTTATAAATATAAATTCGTCAGATTGGGAAATGTTGTGGTGTTCTGGACCCAATAGCGGAATATCTGCAAGAAGAGTATTAGGATTTCCTTGGGTTGATCAAGTTATTTCAACTGCAACTACAGCTATTAATCCAGGTGCAGGGGTAATAATTCCTGCTGGAACAAGTTATAGGGCGTTATATGATTATGATCTAAGTGATGATCCTAATTACACAATTCTTTCTTTTTGGGCTGTAGCTGAAGAATCTTTCGAAAGAATAGAATCTAAGGTTAAAGGTGGTGGTGGGGGTGGGTATGGTTTAAATAGAGCTTTTGCTACTATGGTTTTTGATGGTAATTGCCCAGATAATCTAAATGATTTAGATGGTACAAATACTAATGTAGGTGGTGTTGATTATTTAGAAGGGTTGGTTACAAAGGGTACGTTTTATACTAAACCTGGAACTACAAAAGCTCTTAAGGGGTTTGATTTTGATAAGAAATTTTTAGAATTCAGTCCACCTATTGGGAAATTGAGTTATCTTAACATCAATTTTACAACATTTGGTTCCGAAACTGGAGGATTACCTAACCTATACGATTTTCAAGGTAGGGATCATTTATTAATATTTGAAATATTATCATCAGAAACCAAAACTGGTAATAGATGGAGCTAATAATGTAATTTTTAACAAAAAAAAATACTGCTATTTTGAAGTGCGGCTTACGCCGAGGGTAGTGATGATTTCCATGCCCATATAGTTAAACCTATAGTTAACACAATAATTAATGTTACTATAACGTCTATAATTACAGGTTTTGTTTCTGTTTTGAAGTCACTATTTTTTATACCTAATGATACTGTTGACGTATATCTTGCAAGGAAATATATTATTATTAATATTAATTGAATTAATAAAACAATCCCAAACACTACTGTACTTTTTATTTTATCACTGACCATTTTTATTAATTAATAAAGATTTAAATTTCAATTAATTCCACATAGCTATATTCCAAATACCAAAATCTACAAATAGTGTATGAAATATAAATAAAGAGATACCAATCATTGCTAATGTTCTTTGTGTAGAAGGTGGGGCTTTATCATTAATAAAATAAGCTATTGCTATTGAACCAAAAGCTGTTACACCCAATACCAAACTACTTAGAATTTTCCAAATTTTATTATGCGATCTTAAATAGGCATATGTTAATGGAGCCCATAATAATGAAGCTACTAATACAATTATAGTTTCTAAAAGAATTTTGTCACTAGCTTTACCTGACTCTAAATGAAAACATAAATAATATTGGAAATATAAAAACCCTATAGCTGCTAAAGTAGCAGAAATTATAAAAAATTTCATAAAAACACTATTATTGTCCAACCCAAACCACCATTTATCTACACTTATTTTTGGTTTAGTAAAACCACTCTTAATTATAAATATATAATAAGATAGTAATATAAATATACCAAGTACAGACATTATAACAAAATTTTTAGTATTCATTTTATCAATTAATAAATATTTTTAATTATTATACTAAAAATATGTTAAAAATATTTTATAACAAATTTTGGTTAAAGGAAATTGAAATGGTAAAAAAGAAAAAAGATCACTTCGTGAATTCGCAAAGCGATCCTCGTAGTGGTAGATGTGGATTATGTGAAACTATTAATATACCTATGGAAAATGATTTGTTCTGTATATATTGTTATTTATATTATTTTGTATAATTTAATACCGTAATATTTAATTTAATTTTTTATTTAATTTAATTTAATTTAATAAAGTAAAATTAAAATATTTGTTATACTTATATAATGAGTACTAGTGCTGCCCCACCTCCCCAAATCCCCGCGTCTGTTAAGTTTTCTTCCATGGAAGTTGGTGTTGCGAAAATTGGCTCCATTGTTGGAGATGCGTTATCCACCCTAAATACCTGGAAAGGTTCCGTTAGAGTTGCGAGTACTGCTAATTTAACACTTAGTGCGGCTCAAACTATTGATGGTGTTGCCGCGGTTGTTGGAGATTTAGTTCTTGCCAAAAACCAAACCGATGGTATCCAAAATGGTATTTACCAAATTCAGACTGGTGTATGGACTAGAGCCACCAGTCTTATTACCGGAACTAATGCTGCCGGTATTGCCCTCTTTGTAAACGAAGGTACTCTAAGTGCTGATACCATCTGGGTTTGTACTAATGATGCCGCTACCGCAACTGTAGGTACCAATGCTTTAGTGTTCGCTTCACAAACTAGTGTTGCTAAAGCCGACGTTACACAGATTACAAGCATAACAAATCCCGTTACTGCAAACGGTAGTGCTGGCACTATTACTTTATTTACAAGTGCTTTAACTGCAGGTACAAGTAATATAGCCACCCCTATCATTGTTACAAACTCTTCTGTTGTAGCTGGAAGCGCTATACAGGTAACTATTGTAGATTATAGTGGTGTTATGGCTACACACGGTATACCTTATGTTACCGTAGACACCATTGGTGCTGGAAATTTTAATATAGTTTTAACAAATGTTGGTGCACAAGCCCTAGCTGGCGTAGTTAAATTTTCCTACGCCGTTCTATAATTTAATAAATTTTAGTAACATTTTAGTAAAAACATTTATTTTATAAACATAATTAATTTTAATCATTTTTATAATTTAAGTATTTAATATTCCCTTATTTATTTAATAATGTTTGGTAACACCTTCGTATGTTTCAGTTACTGATAAATTTTTAACTCTTACTTCCCCTCCGTCAGACGGTTTTTCACCTTTGAATATATTTGTTAAAGTATATGAACCAATCTGAAAAGCACCATCTAGAAAAGGTGTAGTGAATACCATAGATATGTTTTTATTGGTATCTAAATTAATAACTTGACAGTTTACAATACTATTATTAACATTAACATCAATATGAAGTCTTTGGCCTACAGAATAGGCTAATGGATTATCTTTAGTATCAAAATTTTCGTTATATAGAATATATATACCATTGTAAATTTTACGATACATTATAGCAAGAATTTGCGGTTTACCACTAGTATGTATTTGCATCAATACAATATCAGCTTTTACTTTAGGAATTTCAGTTATTCTCACATCTGCACTTAAACTCTGCAAATCTTCAGCAAGCCAAAAATTATCCCTACCACCTACACGTTGACGTAATTCTGACCTAGGGTATTTTGTACCTCCCGTAGTTGCACCAGCTGCATGAGCCTTAAATACAACTTCATCACCATCGGCATGAAAAGCTGCATTAGCCTTAAATAAAACTTCATCACTATATTCGTCGCCAATAAAATACGGATTTGGTTTCTTTTCGTATTTAAGTATGTCATCACCTACGATTGAAAGTGGACTTGTATTACGACCACCTTCTGTAGTAGCACCAGTACTATCTTCACCTTCTATATCTATAGGTAAAACAAGCTTCCATGCCCCTTTTGCAAATGAAGTAATAATGTCCGACGGCTTTAACGTAGGCGCAAACGTAGGTGATAACGTAGGTGATAATGTAGGTGATAACGTGGGTGATAACGTAGGTGCTAATGTTGGTGCAAATGTAGGTGGTGTATTTATTGGTGGATTATAAACATTATCGTTAATGGGTGCGTCAACTGGATTATCAGGTTTTGTATCATTCGGTTTTTTAAATTTACCAGTTGCTAATAATACAAGAGAAATAATTCCAGCAACAACACATAAAGCTATAAAAGGTATCACTATCCACTTAATATACCATTTACCTTTTGAAGGAATTTTAGTTTCTATTTCCAAAGCAATCATTCTATTAAACATCCTTCAGATTAAAAATTTTGTAATAAAAGAGTTTAAAAATAAAACATTTTTTAAATTTATAAATAAAATGAAGCTCGAAACTAAACCCGATACTATAACTATTTATTCAAAAGAAGGATGTAGTTATTGTACTAAAGCAAAGGAGTTGTTGGATATGAATAAAATTCCGTTTGATTTAATAAAATTAGAGCCAACGTCTGAAGATTATTTAATAAAACTTAATTTTATAAAAGAAGATTCGGATAGTAATACATTTCCATTTATTTACATTGGTGATAAATTTTTTGGTGGATTTACTGAATTAAATAATTCATTAAACACAAACCTATCCACAAAATTAAAGAAAATTGGGATTAATTTTGAACCATTTGCTATTTTGGATTTTTAACATATTCTTTCGTATAATTTCATTAATTTTAATAAATCTATAATAGTAAATGGACCAAAATTTAGAAGAGTCTAATGAAGGTTCTATGATTGGGTTTATAATAGAGTTATCTGTTTATGTAATTATATTTATTATTGTTGTAATGATATTTCCTTCTTTCTTCATATATCCTGGTATTTATTATGGTAGATGGAAAACTAAGGGTCCAGTTTTTGAACTTGACACAAAGGATGGTGCAAAGATTGAAGGTATGATTTTCGACCCAAAAGATCCGTCTACTTGTAAAACTACTATTTTATTCTTTCATGGAAATTCGGGAAATATGGGTAGTTCTTTTAATATATTAAATGGACTAAAGGAGAATCATAATGCTTTTATTATTAGTATTGATTATAGAGGATTTGGTAATTGTTCAGGTTTTCCAAGTGAATCTGGATTAATAAATGATGCTGAATCAATTTTTGAAAGAATACTTAATGATGAAAGAATGAAGAAAACTAAAAAGATAGTTTATGGTGTATCGTTGGGAGGTGCTGTAGCTATTTCATTAGCTGAAAAAAATAAAAAAGTAGATGCTTTAATTTTAGAAAACACATTTACTTGTATAAAAGATGTAGCTTCCAAGATGAGATTTGTTGATAAAATTCCAGAATTTATTCTTGATTTGGGGTTATCTGCAAATTCTTGGAATTCAGTTTCTAGAATAAAAGATTTAAAAATCCCTATTTTATTCATTAGTGGTTTAAAGGATAATATAGTTAGTCCATCATTGATGAAAAAACTATATGAAACTAGTACTTCTGAAAATAAAATTAAAATTGATATAGTCGACGGAGGTCATAATAATACTCATTCGGTTGAATCGGAAGTGTATCATGATAATTTAAAAAAGCTCATTAATCTATTATAATCTGTGTATCCCAAATGTGAAGTTTTAGTTTTTCTACAATAGATTGTTGGAAAACCTAAAATTTTAATGTCCTTATAATACTCGGGAACACCGGAGGTGTAGTATACAATTTCAAAATCATCTAATTTATTATTTATACTTAAATCTTCTAAAAGTTTATCGGACCATTGATCTTCAGAAACAAACAATATTAATCTATCTTTATTATACCATATTTCGGGATTTATTACAGAATCCCATAAATTAAAATTTGGAAGTGGTAACTCTTTAGGATCGGGAGTAATATAAATTTTTACATCTTTTAAAATGTCTGTTAACATTTCTGAATCATTCATTTATTAAGAGATAATAAATATTTGTAGATTTACTACCGCACAGTATTATTTAATTTTTTTCTTTTAATTTAACATATAATTTTGTTAAAATATCAGAATCTGTTATAGGGTATTCATAACCATTTATTATATCTAATTGAGCCTGATTCGGGGGGTTTCCTTCATTTGTGTAAAATTTTGGATTATCCAAAATAATTTCTTTACCAACAGGAGATGTAAGTACTTTGGTAGAAGTTTCGACTACTTCGGGTGTATCTTCGGGCTTAAAAAATTCTATTATATCACCCAAAGACCCAAAACTTCTACGGCGCAAGCTGATCCCGTTACGGGTACGGCGTAAAGAACGGCGTTTGTTAGACCTACGTCTTGTTGAACGACGTTTACGTAACGAACGACGTCTTGTTGAACGTTTACGTAACGAACGACGTTTGTTAGACCTACGTCTTGAACGACGGCTTGACCTACGTCTTGAACGTTTAACACTTTTATTGGCTTTTCCTAC